ATGAAACAAGCATCGACACACAATCAGCTCATACGGCAGCGGCTCTTGGAGGGAGGCAGCATAACCGGGCTTGAGGCGTTAAGGGACTTCGGCTGTTATCGCCTCGCGTCAAGGATAAGCGACCTGCGCCGTGAGGGGCTTGACATCGTAAAGACGATGGAAACGGGTATCAACAAGGTAACGGGAAAGCCTGTAACTTATGCCCGGTATTATATCGCAAAAACGGAAACAAAGGAACGCCCGAACCTGAAAGAGGGCAAATCAAACTTATAATAAAATGAACGAAATCATCGAAGTAAAACAAGCTGAAATGCTGCAAGCAATTGACCGTGCGGAGGTAGACATTCAGATAGCCACCGCCAAGCAGTACCCACGTGACCTTGCCACCTGTCTTAACAAGATAGCGACATACGCCACAATGGATAAAGAGACGGCAGAGGATTGTTTCTATGTCCTCCGGCGAAAGGACGCAAACGGAAACGACAACATCATCGAGGGGCTTTCAGTCCGTATGGCGGAAATCATCGCCGGGGCTTGGGGCAACCTACGTGTTCAGACACGCATCATCGGCAACGACGGGCGTATGATAACGGCACAGGCTATCTGCCATGACCTCGAAACGAACTTTGCCGTGAGCAAGGAAGTGAAACGCCGCATAACCAACAAATACGGCAAGACGTACAGCGAGGACATGCAGGTTGTGACAGGTAATGCCGCAGCATCTATAGCTTTCCGCAACGCTGTTTTGACGGTTATACCCAAGGCGGTAACGAAGAAAATAATAAACAACGTGAAACAGGTTGCTCTCGGACAGGCTATCGATGTTGAAACAGCCCGTAAGAACTGTTTGGCGAACTTCGCCAAAGCCGGGGTTACGGAAGCGATGATATGCCAATATCTCGGCATCAAGACCGTTGCGGAGATTGACAAGGAACGCCTCTTTGAACTCCGGGCGACATGGAATGCAATCAAGGAGGGAACGACCACCGTACAGGAAACATTCGTTCAGCCAGCCATTGAAGCCAAAGCGCAGGAGGAAGCCGCTAAGAAAGCGACCACAGCGCAGGAAAAGGCGGCAGCAGCTATGGCACAGGCTACGGGCGCAGCTCCGGCTGTTCCGGCAAATGTTGACCCTGAAACGGGCGAAATCAAGGAAGAGAAAGACAACAAGAAATCATCAACCAACAAAAAGTAACAGCATTATGGAAATCAAAATTGAAAACGTAAAGGCTGCGTTTAATACAGCCGATGAGAGCGGAAAGAAACTTCTTCTCGCACTTTTCCCCGAGTTAAGTTCAGAAACGGCACAGAAAGCCGACAATCGACCCGTAACAGAGCGCATCAAGACGTTTGAAGATGCAATGTTGGAACTCGGAGAGGAACACCCGTTTGTAAAAGAATGGCATTTAGGCGAGAACCTTTCTCCCGAGTTGGAAGCGTATTTGCAACTAAGGGTAATTTGCGCCGCCTTAAACGAGGGTTGGGAACCAAAGTTTACAGAAGATGAGACAAGGTGGTATCCTTGGTTTTGGCTCTACACACAGGACGAAATCAACAACATGGACGAACAGGAGAAGCAAGACCGACACCTCATATCCACAGGCGATTATGAAACAGGATATGCGGGCTTCGCCTGTGCGCGCTCGTCTGCCGCCCCCTCGAATGCGAAGACGAGCATCGGCTCTCGCCTTTGCTTGAAAAGCGAAGCGTTAGCGGTTTACTGCGGCAAGCAGTTTATCGACCTTTGGGCTGATTTCAACCTTGTACGCCGCCGATAACCGCCTGTATGGTATGACACTCTATCCGGGGAAAGAAAGCCCCGTAAAAACGAATTTTAATCAAAATAACAAAGCGATATGAACAACGTAATTATCAGACCCAAGAGCCGGGAAGAATGGCTCGAACACCGCAAGAACGGTATAGGAAGCAGCGAAGTCGCAACGATTGTTGGGTTGAACCCTTGGGAAACCCCGTATCAGTTATGGAGACGCAAGTTAGGGCTTGACCCTGCAAAGGACGAGACCTTTGCAATGAAAGCCGGACACTATCTCGAAGATGCCGTAGCAATGTTTTGGCACGACGAAACGGGACGTGAAATTATCAAGCGTTCAGCCGGGGATTGGATTATAGCCAACAAGGAACGCCCCTATCTCCAAGTAAGCCCCGACCGCACCTATTGGCTTACGGGCATGGCAAAGAACAACTCCAACAAGGGTATATTGGAATGCAAGACCACGCAGATGAAGATTGACGAGGACGACCTGCCGAAGCACTGGTTCTGTCAGGTTCAATACCAACTCGGTGTTGCGGAGCTTGAACAGGGAAGCCTCGCTTGGCTCTGCTCCGGTCAAGAGTTCGGCTACAAGGATATGGAACTTGTTCCTGCCTTTTACGGATGGCTCGTCGAGGAGGTCGAGAGATTTTGGACGGACAACATCATCGGGAAACAAGAGCCGACGGCACAGTCCGTACAGGACGTTCTGCTGAAATACAACCGCCATACGGACGGAAAGATTGTCGAGGTAAACGACGAAGTGTTTGAAGCGTACAAAGACCTGAAAGGGCTGAAAGACCAGCTTGCCGAGCTTGAAGAAAGGAAAGCGACTTTGGAGGGAAAAATCAAGGTCGCATTCGGCGACGCGGAGGCTATCAGCTACGGTGGTCAGACGCTCGCCACTTGGAAAGCCCCGAAGCCGTCGATGAAGTTCGACGACAAGGCTTTCAAGGCTGCGCACCCCGACATGGCTGCGGAGTTCACGAGAGAGGTACAGGGCGCACGGCGTTTCCTATTGAAATAACCGACAAAAAACCTATGGCAATGATAATCATTTCAAACAAGCAACGGGACGACATCCTCCGCTACATTGAGCTGATGTGCGAGAATATGAAAGGGACTGATAACAGGACGTACAACACGAAGCGGTTAGCGATGAAGTTGCACCGTGTATTGGAAGCGAAACAGCCGCTTTCAAAGGAAGAATTAACTGCCCGGTTAAAAATTCCTATGGACTTGAAGTGATTATAATATAATCAGTGTATATTTGCAATAACCGAAAGATGAACAGTATAAACTACATAGAAAATAAAAGCCTTGTATATGGGTGGAGCAGCCGAAAGGCGTTCCGACGCGAGCTGTTATGCGTGGTTAGCCCTAAGTACGGGGCTTTTCCATATAACAGCGATATGATAACACTCAGGGAAAACCAAGCCGAACCGATAGAAAAGGCTATACGGTTCTTTCAGGAGGCGAAGCCGAAGCCGAGCCTCATTGTCCTGCCTACGGCTTGGGGCAAGTCAATCCTGACCGCATACGTAGCCAAGAACAGCAACGACAAGCTGATAGTCCTCCAACCGTCAAAGGAGCTGTTGGAGCAGAACTATCTGAAGTATTGCACCCTGTGCGGAGATTTCGGCTCGAATGCCGGGATTTACAGCGCGAGTTTCGGGCGCAAGGAGATAGCACAGATAACCTACGCCACGATAGGCTCGATAAAGAACCTCGGGGCTGAATTCAAGCGGTACGGCTTCACGAAGATGCTCATCGACGAGGCGCATCTTTACCCCCGTGAGGCAGACAGTATGCTCGGACGTTTCCTCAAAGACAGCGGCATAACGCACGTCCTCGGCATAACCGCCACGCCTGTAAAGCTGCAGACGAACCGGGACAGGGAGGGCGGCACGTTCTCAAAGCTCGTGATGCTTACCTCCCGGAGCAAGAAAGGCAACTTCTTCAAGGAGATAATCCACGTCGGGCAGGTATCAGAAATGGTAAAGCTCGGATATTGGAGCAAGCTGCTGTACGAGGCTTCGGACTTTGACGACAGCCTGTTGGTGTTCAACACCTCCAAATCCGAGTACACAGAGGAAAGCGTACAGCAGGCATACGAGGCGAACGGCGGCACACAGGCTATCATCGACGCTCTCGACCGTCACCCGGAACGGAAGCACATACTTGCCTTTGCGCCCTCCGTACAGGACGCTATCGACCTGTCGGCGCAGTATGAAAACTCCGCCGTGATATACGGCGACATGGACAAACGGGAGCGTGCCGACGTGATAGAGCGTTTCAGAGCCGGGCAGATCCGGGTTATTTTCAACGTAAGGGTGCTTTCTACGGGCTTTGACTACACGGGGATAGATTGCATAGTCCTCGGTATCTCCACCGCCTCCATAGCCCTGTATTATCAGATTATCGGACGTGCCACCCGTATAGACAAGAGCAAGGAAGATGCCCTGATAATAGACCTCGGCGGCAACGTGAGCCGCTTCGGGCGTGTCGAGGATATCCGATTTGAGCAGGGGAAGATGTGGCGTATGTTCGGAACAGGCGGACGGCTCCTCTCCGGCATACCCATACACGACATCGGGAAGTACACACGTGAGGACACACAGGCTATCGACGCACGGGCTGACGCTCCCATCGAGATAATGCCTTTCGGCAAGTACAAGGGGAACAGGATAGCCGACATACCCCTGCAATACAGGCAGTGGATGATACGGACTTTCGAGTGGAACGCCCGGAACGAGAAATTGCGCAAATCAATCATAGCAACCTTTTAACCGAACAGATTATGGCACGACCTCAAAAAAACAACGCAGAGTATTTCAGCCATGACGCTGATATGCGGAACGACGTAAAGGTCAAAGCCCTGCGCCGCAAGTTCCAACATACGGGGTATGCCGTGTGGTGCTTCATCCTTGAATCACTGACCGACGGCGAGTATTTCGAGATAGATTACAACGAGTTGAACCGGGAGCTGCTCGCGGCTGACTTTGACGTGACGGTCGAGCTTTTGGAGGAAATCGTGGACTACTGCTGCAAGGTAGGGCTTCTCCAAATGACCGAAGACCAGCACCTGTACAGCGAGGCGCACCAACGCCGTTTCGCCTCCCTCATGGAGAAGCGCAAACGGGACAGGGAACGCCTCGCTCGGCTTATAAACAGGCGACAACAATACAAAAACGGGGATAACGAAGCGGAAACGTCGGATAGCGATAGTTATCACGGCGATAACCCCCATAGTATAGTAAACAATAATAGAGAAAAAGAGAGTAAACCAAATGAGAATAGAGAAAAGAAGAATATACAATACCCTTATCAGGGTATCGCCGACCTGTGGAACTCTATCTGCGTATCTCTGCCCAAGGTGCAGAAGTTGAGCGAGGCAAGGAGGCAGAAAATCAAATGCCGCTGCGACGAGTGGGGCAAAACGCCTGACGTGTGGATGCAGACGGCGGAAGACCTTTTCCGGCGCATACAGGCGAGCGACTTCCTCAAAGGCAGCAACAGCCATCAGTGGGTGGCGACTTTCGATTGGCTGTTCAGCAACAGCGGAAATAGCATCAAGGTCATGGAGGGCAACTACGACAACAAGCGTGGAGCGGCGGCACAGGCTGACGACAGCCGGGCGAAACTCGGTGTCGGCGAATACATCGACAAGGAAACAGGACGGCGCACATACGGGTCGGGAAAGGCGACAATACCGCAGGACGCACCGCCAAGACCGAGCGACAGACACGCTTGGGATAGTGCAACGGCTAAATGGGTTCTGTTATGATGAATTGGGAGAAATACGGGATAAAGATACCCTACGGACGGACATCGGGCAACGTGAAGGTGTATTGCCCACAATGCCGTGACCAACGCCACGACAAGCGTGACAAGAGCCTTTCCGTTGACCTTGCGACGGGTATGTTCAAATGCCACTACTGCGGTTTCAGCGGTTGCGCAAAAGAGCCGGACGAACAGGAAAAGCGCAGGTGGATGGAACGCCAGCCGTGGTTTAACAACGCACCCATACGGCGGCAGAAGCCCGTGTACAAGAAACCGACGCACACAGGCAACGCAACGCTGTCCGACAAGGCTCTCGCATGGTTCGCCGGGCGAGGGATAAGCCGGGCTACGGTCGAAGCGATGAAAATCACGGAGGGCAGCGAGTGGATGCCACAGAAGAACGGACAGGCGAACACGGTGCAGTTCAACTACTACCACAACGGGGAACTCGTGAACACGAAATACCGAACGGGCGACAAGTGTTTCAAGCTCGTGTCGGGGGCGGAACTCCTGCCGTACAACATCGACGCTATCAAAGGCTGCAAGGAGTGCATCATCACGGAGGGCGAAATGGATGCCCTGTCGTTCTATGAGTGCGGACGACACGACGTTGTAAGCGTACCCAACGGGGCAAACGCCAACCTCGACTACCTTGACGACTACATAGAGGACTATTTCGACGACAAGGACACGATTTTCATAGCCTCCGACACCGACACAAAGGGCGTTATGCTCCGGGACGAGCTGATACGCCGTTTCGGAGCGGAACGCTGCCGAGTTCTTGAATACGGGGAGGGTTGCAAGGATGCCAACGAACACCTGATGAAGTTTGGACGGAACAGCCTGTTGCAATGCCTCGCCAACGCACCCGAAATAAAGATAGAGGGCATCTTCACTGTGTCGGACTTTGAGCAGTCTCTTGACGCTCTGTTTGAGTACGGAATGCAGAAAGGCGTGACGATAGGACACGATAATTTCGACCGCCTGTTATCCTTTGAAACGAAACGCCTCTGCGTGGTAACAGGCATACCGGGCAGCGGAAAGTCGGAGTTTATCGACGAGATAGCCGAGCGTCTGAATATGCGGTACGGTTGGCGTTTCGCTTATTTCAGCCCGGAAAACGCACCACTCGCCTACCACGCCTCGAAGCTGATAGAGAAGTTCACAGGCAAGAAGTTCGACAAGCAACACCTCACTTTCGGGGAGTACAAGCAGGTCAAGGAACACCTCGAAACAGATTTTTTCTTTATCGCTCCGCACAACGATTACAGGCTTGACACGATACTTGAACGGGCGAAGTTCCTCGTCCGGCGGCGTGGCATAAAGGCTCTTGTAATCGACCCGTACAACAGGCTTGAAGACGAGAGCGAGGGGCAGAACGAAACAAAGTACATATCCCGGCTGCTTGACAAGCTGACAAACTTCGCACAGTTGAACGACGTGCTGATAATCCTTATGGCGCACCCGACGAAGATGCCCAAGAACAAGGACGGAGTAATCGAAGCCCCGACGCTGTATGACATCAGCGGCTCGGCGAATTTCAACAACAAAGCAGACTTCGGTATCGTGGTACACCGCAACCGTCTTGAAAACACGGTGGAAGTACACGTGCAAAAGGTGAAGTTCAGACACCTCGGAGAGTGCGGAACGGCACTGTTCAAATACAACCTGAACAACGGGCGATACACGCCTTATACCAACGGGCAAGAGCCTGTATGGGATAATAGCAATCACTTGATAGAAGAAGAAAAGCGACGGTTACAGGACGCAGCGGAGGCGGCACGGTTCGATTGGGATAGTTATGACGATCTGCCAATGCCCACCGATGAGGAATGCCCGTTTTAACCATATAAAACAGCAAAGGACTATGGCACGATTAAACATTGAAAGACAGCAACGCCTCGAACCCACCCGGATTGAGTATGCGGTAAAGTGTATCGAGGAATTGGGCTATGAGGTCATCCACAGGGACAGCCAAATGATTAAGTTCGTCCATAAGGGACACCCGGTGTGCTTTTACCCGTACAGCGGCTGGGCGACAGGAAAGACTATACAGGACGGACGGGGATTACAGAAACTTCTAAAACAGCTACAACATGGGTAAATGGGGAACAGACAATCAAATCTGCGTAAAGATAACCATTCGCAAGGGCTGTAACGATTGGGAAGTTATCTATTACCGCAACAAGCTGCCGTTACGGATTGTCGAACAATGGCGGTGGTATTTTGACTACCTCGCAGCTCTCGTCAAGGTCAACAATCCACGTCTGAAAGTCGAAATGACAACCTGTGCGCAGACCTTGAAACAGGGGCAGGAGTACATCGAGGAAAAAAGCAAAACGCTGCTCCGGGCAAAGGAATCGAAACTGAAAAGGCTTAAAAATACGCCCGTACAGGACGATTTGTTCAACTATGCAAGCAAGGAACAAGACAGGAAAATTCAAGCCGTACAGGGCGAAATTGACGCACTTAAACGGGGCGAGTTTAACTACTATGTTCCACCGACATATATCAACAGCATTAAGAAATGGATAAAACGATAATGCATGAAATGCCACTACATCTACACGGAACAGGGCGAAAAGGTATTGATACCCGGCTGTATGGCTGTCGCTGTTTCAGGCGATATGGAGGATTGCACCTGCCGGAACGATATTTCCTTTCCGCAGTTTGAGCGTGAACAATATAACAAGACGGTAAAGGCTTTGCGCCAAGAGATTAAAGACCTCGAAAGCGAAAATGCCTACCTAAATCGGATTATTAGAAAACTTACAAGACATAAAGAAAAATGAACAGAGAAATAAAATTCAGAGGCAAAAGCCTACACACAGGAGAATGGCATTATGGAAACCTCATGCAGGTTGGCGATGCCTGTTATATCCACGAACCGGGAACAGCAGGATTTTTCACAGACCCCGAAACGGTCGGTCAGTTTACAGAACTGTATGATTGCAAAGGCAATGGGATTTACGACGGAGATATTCTTGGGGCTAAAGGTAAAGTTATCGGTTGGGTAAAAGGCGGTGTCCGAGGTTATTGTTACGATGTTGTCTATGTCAATCATCCGGCAGGAGAAAGCAGATGGACGCTATATAGCACTGTTAAAGACGACTATCCCGAACAAATAGAAGTTATCGGCAACATATACGACAACCCCGAACTACTGAATGGAGGCAATTATGGACAGGAAGATAACCATTGAGGAAGTCCGCAGCTTCCTTGCCGCCGCCAACAAGCAGTTTGAACAGGGCGGCATACTCATCAGCCGCATACGTTTCCACCGCTCGGAAACCGGGACGGTCGAGGATATTTACATAGACTACGAGGAACGGGATAACCAAACAGGAGGACAGGGTAATGAATGACAGTGACTTGAAAAACAATCTAAAACAGGCTTCCGAAAGGCTGAAACAAACCGTAAAAGAATGTTTGGAGGCAATAGCCCGAATGCAAAAGGACATGGCGGAGGACTTTGCGATAACAAACGTGGTGGAACGCCTTAAAGAGTTTGCGGTACACCCGGCTAAGGGGAAACGGCGCACGTACCCACCCTACCGGGAGAGGCTTCACGCACAGAAACCCTGCACCCGGAAACCCTATTGGCACCGGGTACGGAGCAACCCGAAAAGGAGGCGGAAACCCCATTGACAGGGCGGTAAACCGTTGAACGCAAATGTTCCGAACTTTTATTAACAAACCGTATTTTCAACCGATTAAAGCGACAAAAAATGGCAAATTACAGCATCAAGGCAGACCTCCTGAAAGTTAAGGGGGCGTTTGTGAAAGACCTGAAAGGACGGACGGGCGCAGTGAAACGCTGCCTCATTATCCCGATAGAGGACAGCGGAATGTTCCTCGGCGAAAAGGGCTGTTATCTGAATATGACGGCTATCGAAATGAGGGAAGCCCGGTACAACGACACACACTGCGTCAAGGTGTCGCTCCCGAAAGAACAGTACGACGCAATGACCGAGGAAGAGCGCAACAGTACACCCATCCTCGGCGGTATGCACGAGATTAAGGCAAGCCCGAAGCCCATAGACACCTCGGCGGTGGTTGTGGACGATGACGACCTGCCGTTTTAGAGTATCAACCGGGAGCGCACAGGAGGGCAGTTCGGGGAGCAATCCCCGTTCTGTCGTCTTGGCTTTGAATGCGCCCCAAATTCAAACTTTCTTACGATGAACAGGCAACCTAACACGAAAACAAAGAAAAGCCGACAGACGGCGAATTCGTATCAAATAAGGGACGTATTTACCACAATCTGCCGGACGGACTTAAAGGTGGAGTGCGTCAAGGAGTACAAGTTCCACCCTACCCGGCGGTGGCGTTTCGATTACGCTATCCCGGAGCATAAGATAGCGTTGGAGGTCGAGGGCGGCGTATGGACAGGCGGACGGCACACCTCCCCCAAAGGCTTTCTGAATGACATCGAAAAGTACAACACCGCCACGCTCATGGGCTGGAGAGTGTTCAGGACAACGCCGGACGAGCTTTACAAGCTATCGACTATAAACCTCATAAAAAGCGCGATTTTGGGGCTAAATACCCCCGAAAAAGCCCCTTTTTTGCCTTAATGTGATTATATTATAATCATTTTGGCTACTTTTGTGCCATTAACAATCAAACAGTAACGACAATGATTAGATTTTCAGAGTACGTATCGCTTGGGCATCCTGACAAGGTGGCGGACTACATTTCGCAATACCTGCTTGACCGATACATCGAACACGACCCACAGACACGGTATGCGGTCGAAGTTCAAATCAAAGGGCATCAAGTAACACTTGGCGGAGAAGTATCGAGCAAACACCATTTCTCCTCACAGGATATTGCAGGCTTCGTCCGTGATGCCGTGAATGAAATCGGCTACACACGGGAGTATCAGCAGAGGTGGGGCGCAGAGAACACCATCTGCGGAGATATGCTCAATGTTTCAACGCTTATCAGCCAACAGTCCCCCGACATCGCACAAGGGCTTGACGGCTGGGGAGACCAAGGCATCTTCTTCGGATATTGCGCCTTTTACCGCTCCACGTGCGGTATGCCTTACGAGCATACCATAGCCAAGCGCATCTGCAAGCACCTGTTCGATTCAGGCGTAGGTGGGCTTGACATCAAGGCGCAGGTCATTACCGACGACGGAGAGATAAAGAAACTTATCGTGGCTATCCCGTTGCAGGACGAAGCCGACGAGAAATTTGTCCGTGACTACCTGTGCAGCATAGCCAAGAGAGACTGCGAAATCATTATCAACGGCACAGGGCGGTACGTGCAGCACAGCCCGATAGCAGACTGCGGAACGACAGGGCGTAAGCTCGCTGTGGACTTCTACGGCGGTTCTTGCCGTATCGGTGGCGGCTCTCCCTGGACTAAGGACGGCAGCAAGGCTGACCTCACGCTGAACCTCGTCGCCCGGAAATTGGCAAGGCAGTTCGCCGAGAAGTACGGGTGCGACGTGTACACTTCCCTCGCCTGTTGCATCGGCAAACAGGAAGTCGATGTGTCCGTGTGCGACGCAGCCAACAACATTCTTTGGGAGGGAAAGGAGATAATCAACCCTGCCGAACGCCGCAAGGCTTTAAAGCTCGACACGCCTATTTACGCTTCGATGTGCCGTTGGGGGCTGTTCGGGGAATTTCAGAACGATAAACCTTGGGAATTATGAAAACAGAACTCGTAAACCTGTCGCAGATAGAACTTAACGCTGCGAACCCTCGAACTATCAAGAATGACAAATTCGAGAAACTGATAAACTCCCTGCTCGCCCTGCCGAAGATGCTCGACCTACGACCTATCGTCGTGGATAACACGATGGTTGCGCTCGGAGGGAACATGCGTTACCGGGCTTTGTCAGCCATAGCCGACATGTCGGAGGACGAGTTGAGGGAAAGGCTTTCCGGCATACGTGACTTTCAGAAAAAGACGCAGGCGGAACAGGACAACCTCGTCGAGTATTGGCTGCGGTGGAAAGACAAGCCGACGGCACCCGTTATCAGGGCTTCCGAGCTGACAGACGCAGAGCAGCGAGAGTTCATCATCAAGGATAACGTCGGTTTCGGAGAGTGGGATATGGATGCGCTCGCCAACGAATGGGACAACGACGACCTCGTGGATTGGGGCGTGGACGTATGGCAGGAGGACAATGCCGGGGGAAGTTCTGACGGCGGAGATATGCAAGGAGGAAGCGAGCCGAAATCAACGCTGAACGACCGCTTTGTCGTACCTCCGTTCTCTATCCTCGACACCCGGAAAGGCTATTGGCAAGCCCGGAAAAAGATGTGGCGTGAGCTTATCGGGGATATGGGCGAGAGCCGGAGCGACACGCTGATACAGTCGCCCGAAATCAAGTATAAAGACCTGTATCAGAAAACCCGTCAGCACCGGGAGGAACTCGGTCTGTCGTTCAAAGAATACCTCGACAAGTACGTGCCGGAGGAAGTGAAAGAACGGGAAGCGAAAAAGGTGCTGTCGCAGGGCGTTTCGCTGTTCGACCCCGTGCTGTCTGAAATCTGCTGCAAGTGGTTCACGCCGGGCGACGGGTCAGCCATATTCGACTGCTTTGCCGGAGATACCCAAAAGGGACTTGTATTCGGCATGTGCGGACACAGTTTCACGGGAATAGAGTTAAGGCAGGAGCAGGTCGATATAAACAACCGTGTAATCGAGGGGCGCGACTTGCCGATACGGTACATCTGTGACGACGGTCAGAACGTCGCAGAACATTTCAGCCCGGACAGCCAAGACATGCTGTTCAGTTGCCCACCGTACTATGATTTGGAGGTGTACAGCGACAAGGAAAACGACGCAAGCAACCAAGATACCTACGAGGGCTTTATCGGCATACTGCGCAACGCTTTCTCAAAGGCGATAACCTGCCTGAAAGAAAACCGCTTTGCCGTTATCGTCGTGGGAGATGTTCGCAATAAGAAAACAGGCGGATACTACAATTTTGTCGATGATGTCAAGCGGATATTCTGCGACAACGGAATGCTCCTGTATAACGAGCTTATACTTATTGAAACGGGCGCAAGCACAGCTTTACGGGCATCACGGTACATGGATAGCCGAAAGGTCGCCAAGATGCACCAAAATATCCTCGTGTTCTACAAAGGCAAGGCAAAGGACATACCCAAGCACTTCAAGAAGATAGAGTTTACGGAGGACGAGCTTTCACGCTTCGAGCAGGACTGCGAAAGCGAAACACCTGCGGAGGGCTGTCCTCACGATCCGGCAGCGGAACAGGCAGACGAACCACCCGTCAAGGACGGAATGGTCAAGGTCAAGATTAGCGGCAAGTGGATAAAGCACAAGTTCCGCTGCTCGGAGGACTACATCAGGAACGTATGCCACGGAAGCTGCTGCACAGGCTCTGACAAGGTGCTTATATCCCTGCTTCCCGAGGAAGCGGAACGGCAGAAACAGCTCGGCTACTCCGTCAAGGACGGCAAGCTGTGCGCAAGCCCTACGACGCACAAATGCCCCCACATATCGCCCGACGGTCTGTGCCGGATTCATTTCACGCCTGACAAGCCTTTCGGGTGCATCGCATCTCCGTTCACGCTCAACAAAGCCAACACCCTAATCATCAGGAACAGGTACAGTATGATGAAGTGCCACGGCGACGGGGACTATGCGTACAGGGTGTTCCGGGCGTCGCTTGACCTCATTTTCGGCAAGGAGGAAGCGCAGCGCATCTGCGACTACTACGACCATAACGACGGCGACTTGACCGCTTATATGACGAAAGAGAACTACGACAAGATTATCTATTTGGACAGTTTGAAACATTGACGACGATATGAGCAAACCACAAGACAAGAAACGGCAACAGGTAAAGCTCGCACGGCTTGAAATCGTGGCGACGCTTTACAAACGTGGCTACAGCATACGCAAGATACAGTCCGAAGTGATGAAGCGGCTCGCCTTGAAAACCTACTCAATAGCGACCTGCCACAGCGACATTCAAAGCTTGCTCGAAGAATGGCGCGAGAACCGTATCGAGGATATGGACGCAGCCCTGCAGCTTGAATTGGAACGCATTGACGATACCGTCCGGGAATTGTGGGAACAGTGGGAGAAGTCAAAGACGGACTACACGAAAACAGCCCGGAAGCAGAAAGGCTCTCCTGCCCGTGACAACGAAACAGGGCAGACCTCCATACGCACCTATCAGACAGAGCGGACGGAAACGGAGGTAATCAGGCTTGGCGACCCTTCCTACATATCCGAAATCCGTATGCAACTCGCAGAACGGCGCAAGCTGCTCGGCTTGTATGCCCCGGAGAAAAAGGACATACAGGGCGGTATGTCGATCGCCTCGTTCCTTATCGAGAGAGGTTTGTTGGATGAAGCGGAACAGTCAGACGGCAAATGAGGCTGTTTTTAGCCCCACAGACGCTTTATTTCCGCTCGGACGGATAAGTTATTGTTTTTGAAAAGAAAGGGCGACAAAAGCCAAATAAACGGGCAAATTTCAAGGAATGAAGAAACGGAAAGACATCATACGGCAAAAAGGTCTTGGACTGATAGACACTTGGCGTGCGGATTGGAATAAATTCGTAAGCGAGGCGTTTGGCGTGTACCTCGACCCAGAGCAGCAGGAAATCCTGTCAAGCGTACAGCACAACAGGCGTACCTCTGTGGCTTCCGGGACAGCGAGGGGAAAGGACTTTGTCGCCGCCTGTGCCGCTATGTCATTCCTGTACCTTACGCCCCGATGGAGGCGCAACGCCAACGGCGAGGTGGAACTTGCCGAGAACACGAAAGTCGCTTTGACAGGACCGACCGACAGGCAGGTAAAGAACATTATGATGCCTGAAATAAGCCGCCTCTACAACCGGGCGAAAGCACGTGGCATACTGTTGCCGGGGCGTTTGACAACAGCCGACATAAGGACGGATTATGCCGAATGGTTCTTAACGGGCTTCAAAGCCGACGAGCATAACCACGAGGCTTGGTCGGGCTTCCACGCCGTACACACGATGTTCGTCGTTACCGAGGCGACAGGTATAGGCGACGACACCTTTGCCGCCATAGAGGGAAACTTGCAAGGCGACAGCCGCATATTGCTCGTGTTCAACCCCAACACCACGATAGGCTATGCCGCAAAGAGCCAAAAGGGCGACCGCTGGACGAGGTTCAGCCTTAACAACCTTACAGCACCGAACGTGGTCGAGAAGCGGATTGTCATACCGGGGCAGGTTGATTACGAGTGGGTCGTGGATAAGGTCGAGAACTGGTGTACGCCCATTGACGAGAGCGATGTGCTTGTCGAGATGGACGACTTCGAGTTTGAGGGGCGGTGGTATCGCCCGGAGGACTATTTCCGCAAGAAAGTCCTCGGCAAGTTCCCGAAAGTCGCCGACGACGTGCTTATCCCGGAGCAGTGGCTTGAATTGGCGCACGAGCGTTGGAAACAGGCTAACGGACGTGAACCGCTCGGCAACGACACCCGTATGCTCGGCGTTGACGTGGCTGGTATGGGACGCGATAACACTTGCTTCTGCGAGCGCAAGGGTGCGTGGGTGGCACCGTTCCAAACCCATAACAGCGGCGGAGCGGCAGACCACATGGGCATAGCCGGGAAGATAGCGGCGTACCGCCGTCGGCAGATTGAGGCGTATGTCAGCATCGACACCATCGGAGAAGGCGCAGGTGTTTACAGCCGTTGCATTGAGATTGACAAAGAGCAGTTCATCATCAGTTGCAAGTACAGCGAGGCGGCGAAAGCCCGGAGCGGTCGTGACCTTACGGATATTACAGGGCAGTACAAGTTCCTGAATATGCGAGCCTACCTGTTTTGGTGCATCCGGGACTGGCTCAACCCACGAAACAACACGGGGGCGATGCTTCCGCCTGACGCACAGTTCGACGAGGAAGCCACCTCGATACGCTTTGACTTCAAGTCCAACGGCAGCATATTCATAGAACCGAAAGAGGACATCAAACAGCGCATCGGGCGAAGCCCCGACAAGTTCGACGCGCTCGCCAACACGTTCTATCCAATACGCAACAGGCAACCGATAGACCTTGACAGGCTGTCGAAGATAATACGAAGATAATCAATCATCAATAAAAACGGAATAGCTATGACAATCGAAGAAATCTTGAACTCCGAGAACTCGGCTGAAAGTAAAATAGCAGCCTTAAAAGAAAAGACGATCGTCGTCCCGGTGTGGTCGGGGCGGTTCGGTTTGGTGCAACAGTTCGACCCAACCAAGCACCCGGTAATGAACAAGCAAAAATACCCGGACATCGTGACCGATGAGGGCATAGAGTACGTTACCCGTGTCACTTGTGACCTGCAACGGCTCGCCACCAAGCGCATGACGGAGCTTGTAACGGGCATCCCCATAAAGCGAGTTTACAAGCCCGAAAACGACAGGCAAAAGGAGATAGCGTCGTACCTTGAAAACATATACGAGCGCAACCGCATAGACAGCGTGAACAACGAGCGTTGCAATATGCTTTTCGCCGGGTGCGAAGTCTTTACTCTCTGGTATGCCATTGAGGAACGGAACACGCTGTACGGCTTCACGTCGCCGCTGAAGCTCCGCTGCCGCAACTTCTCCCCTATGCTCGGCGACGAACTTTATCCCCTGTTCGACGAATACGGCGACATGATAGCCATGTCCGTAGGCTACACCCGGAAGAAAGGCAGGAAGTACGTGCAATACTTCGACACCTATACAGCCGACAAGCACATCAAGTGGAGCAACGAGAACGGAGGCTGGGCAGAGGTCGAGAACGAGAACATCACGCTCGGCAAAATCCCCGGCGTGTATGCGTGGCGACCTACCCCGATATGGGAGGACACCTCAAAAACCGTGTACGAAATCGAATGGGCGTTGAGCCGTAACGGAAACTACCTGCGTCAGAATTCCAAGCCTATCTTCATCGTGTTTGCGGACGAAGCCATCAGCTACGGGGACGAGAAAAGCCCTAATAGGGAGTTCCGTTCCGTGATGCAATATCCACAGAACGGCAGGGCTGAATATGTGACATGGGCGCAGGCTGTCGAAAACCTGAAATTCTATGTCGAACAGCTCCGCGACCTTTTCTTCACGCAGTTGCAGCTACCGGATTGGAGCTATGGGAAGATGTCGCAGCAAGCCCTGTCGGGCGAGAGCCGCAAGCAGATGTTCATCGACGCACAGTTGAAAGTCAAGGACGAGAGCGGTCGACTGATTGAGTTCTTTGACCGTGAGATGAATGTCGTTAAAGCGTTTGCCAAGATAATGCTCGGCGAGAGTTATGCCGCCGACATTGACGCTCTGAAAGTCGAAACCCTGATAACGCCTTTCGCCATAACGGACGAAAAGGACACGATAAACAACCTCATGGCGGCGAACGGCGGCAAAGCTCTCATGTCACAGCGTGAGTCTATCGAAATGTACGGGCATAGCGACGATGTTGACAAGACCCTGCGTGAGATTGCAGAGGAAGATAAAATAGACGCATTTGAAATGACAGAATAACGGCTATGGCAAGGAAAATGACTACACAACGGGGCAAACAGCCGGACAAGCCCAAATATCAGTGCCGCCATTGCAAGCACAGCTACGATTGGTGCAGCAAGGCTATTGACGGGCATTTTATCCTGTGTCATTGTCCGTTCTACAAGGAGGGGAAATACTGCCGCTTCCTGTCAGACCCACAATGCGAACATTTTTTGAAACGGGAGGACGCAGACAATGGCAACGGATAAATACGACCGTCGGCACCAAAGCAACCTATCGGCATACGAGCGAGAGATAGACAGGCTCTATCGCCAGGTCATCACACAGGCTGTGGCGATAGGCTTGTCTTTGCCCGATTTTAAGCCCGACACGCTGTTTTCTTTCGACGACTACCCTGCAATAAGGAAACGGGTCGAAAAGCTGTTACAGAAGCTCCAAAACGGCTTGTCGTCAATTATAATCAACGGGATAAGGTCTGAATGGACGCTCGCCAACAACAAAAACAGCGAACTCGCACGGCAGGTATTCGGGGATAACATCGGCAAGCTGACAAAGGAACAGGAACGCCGTTATTTCAGCAGCAACGAGAGCGCACGGGAGGCTTTCGAGAAACGCAAGGTAAACGGGCTTAGCCTATCCGACAGGGTGTGGCGGTACACCGACCAATTCAAGGCTGAAATCGAACTCGGCTTGGATGTGGGCATACGCAACGGACTTTCAGCGGACGACATGTCGCAAGAACTCCGGCAGTATCTGAAATACCCCGACAAGCTCTTCCGGCGTGTCAGGGACGAGCACGGAGAGTTGCAGCTATCCAAACGTGCGGCGGCGTTCCACCCCGGACAGGGTGTGTACCGAAGCTCGTACAAGAACGCCCGGAGGCTCGCAGCAACGGAAACAAACATCGCCTATATGACAGCAGATTACGAGCGTTGGCAGCAGCTTGACTTCGTTGTCGGCATAGAAATCAAACTGTCAAACAACCACACGCTCAACGGTATGCCGTTTACCGACATCTGCGACAAACTGAAAGGGCGTTACCCCAAGGACTTCAAGTTTACAGGCTGGCATCCGCATTGCCGCTGCCGGGCTGTTACGATTCTGAAAACGGACGAGGAAATAGCCGAGGACACACGGCGCATATTGGACGGAGAGCCTCTTGACGGCAATAGCGTGAACCGGGTAGATGATGTACCGGGCGGCTTCAAGCAATGGCTCAAAGACAACGAGGAACGTGCGAAGCGCAGTTATTCCGTGCCGTACTTCATCAAGGACAACCCGAAATACCTGCCCAAAGGTTACTCAAAGCTCTATGCGATGAGAATGCCATACGACACCCACGAGGAATATGCCTCGGCTTTGGCGTACAACAAGAAGCACGCCGGGTTCTCTGCCGCCATAGCACAGAACAACCGAGAATTGGCGGCGGTGCTGCCTGTCCTGCAAGGCAAGATAATGAACTTCACGGAAGCCGACGGAAGCAAGTGCAATCCGGGCTATTCGCTTTCAGATGCCGCAGACTTGGGGTATCGCCACAACTGCCAAACCTGCACCATGACCTACGAGCTTCGCCGCCGTGGGTTCGACCTGCAAGCAACGCCCAATCCCGTGCTGAAAGGGTACAAGCGTTACAGGACTTTCAGCCGTTTCTGCGTGAGCAAGAAAGTGGATTGGCGTGACCGCTTCCTGACAGCGGACGGCAAGAGGGCTGACTATGAGTGGTCGGCAGGGATAAAGGACACCGGGCTTGCCAAGCTGAAATTCATCGAGGACAAAATAGCCGCACAAGGGCGTTATGAGGTTTACTGCGCATGGAAAAAGGGCGACGCACATGTCTTTATCGTCGAGCGACAAAAAGACGGCAACCTGTTATGGTTTGACCCACAATCAGGTCGCCGTGGAGGTGCGATGGATTTCTATGATGACATCAACGAAATGAAACACAACATTATCGGCATTTTGCGCATTGACGACAAGTTGATAAACCCCGTATTTTCAAGTCGTTTTAAGAAGTCCGTAGATTGAAGCGAAGTCGTCGAAAGGCTTTATCACGCCGTCTTTCAGCGAAACCAACACGGGAGCGTCGGGTGGGCATGGAAACCAACGCTCCCTACTCTCCACGCCCAAGCTGTATATCGCACGACCGTCAACATCGCACAGGTATGCAGCCATTCTGTCAAGACCCTGCCTTTCGGCTTCGTCCAAAACTATTTTCGGTATCTTTTTCATATCGCCTACAAACTTAGTTATTTTCCTCAAATTCGCCGTATTTCGGCTTTACTTTTCGCAATCGTGTAACTTATTGTCCGTCGGATTATCGCCCGTTGTCGGGGCTTTGCTTTGTTTCTTCCGGCGGATATGTTCGACGGTTATCGTACACTTGCGCCCCCTGTATGGAACGCCGTCCGATACTCCGATGTTCCACAGCCGGGAGACCTTGCACCCGACCTGTTCCGGCGTGAACTGTTCATAGATGGCGGCAAGGCTCGAAAAGTTGAACGCCGTCCGGTCGTCGCCCTCTATGGGAGGCTCTTTGAACTCGACCCGGTAAAACCAATCCTTTGTCCCCATCAGTCGTCCTCCCCGTTTTCGATTTCCATTAACGCCTGTTGGCAGTTGAAACAGAAGAAGTCATTTAACGCATCATAAAGATTTTCGGGTATCGCTTCTTCTGATTCAAAATCCCCGTCTTCGCATTGGGCTGTTCCAAAACCATCCGACACATGGCGTTCCGTATAGGTTTTCCCGTTGATAGTAATATCCACACGCCACCCATCCGCTGTAATTTCGATGTTTATTTTGTTCATACTTCCTCCTGTTTTCGGTTGACAACTACCTCCCCTTTCAAGGAGAAATCCCAATCCTGTATGCGTTCCTCCTCTGTCGGCTGAACCTCGACCTTGCCGAGTTGCCCGGCGATACCTTTCTCCGCTATCGCCTCTGCCTCCTGTCGGCTGTGCGCCGCCACTATGACCTGCCCGTTGAACACGAGCCTCGCTCTGATTTTGTACTGTTTCTTTGCCATTGTCTTTTCTGTTTTTCGCCCCCACACGTATGTCAGGCGTTATTTACCGTCCAAAGATTGGAGGCGTGGTCGCCTGACCCGTAAGGGTCTTTTTTTAGACTACGTTAGTAGTCTTTTTTTTCTATAATCCTGATATAGGATTATCTCTATTTTACTGTACTCTATTTTCTTTTACTATACTATGTGTACTTTCGCCGTGAAAACGCCTTAATTTTGGGGTTATACCTGCGATAACACGGTTTCTGAATAATTATCGCTAACGATAACCACATATAAAGATGATTATCGGAAGCGATAACGGATTTTAGGGTGGTCGGACTTTTGCCAACTTTTTACCCGGTTTTTGGTGAACTTTCCCTGATTTCATAGAAAAACAGCATCTAAAAAAATCATATCGCAGCGATAACTGAATTATCGTCAGCGATAACTACTTAAAAATGCTCTCAATCGGATAACAGGCGTTCTTACGCTTGATTGTCCGGGCTACATCATTGCCCCACACGGTGGCGATAATGCGGATGGCGTTCAAATCTCCGTCCCAGTCTATGCAGCACTCGTGATTGTTGTACTCATAGACGTACACCTCCTGCGGATTGCACTCGGTGCGTATTTTGTCGTTTATGCTGTCATAGAACGCAAACAGGCGTTTCGCCCCGTCCTTTGTCCCGTAAGCTCCCGCTCCGATTGAAACGAGCTTCTCGCCCTCCCGTAACGGGCGTATGGATTTCAGCCCCTCGTCAAACTGTCGGTTGGAGAAAGCGAAGAAACAGTCGTATTTGGCGACATCGACCTTGCATCGCTCGTCGCATAGCTCCTTGTACCGTTTCAGCGTGTGGGCGTGTTTGTAGTCAAGTACGCCGTAATTGTTTTGGTTCTCTTCAAATTCAAATTCCTGTGCCATAGTCGTATTGATGATTAAAGCCCGGCAGAGCCTGTTTGCGGCTGTCTGCCGGGCGGTTGTTATGTTATGCGGTTACTTTCACACGGTTAAGGAGTTGCCCCGACAATTCGTGTAATTCACGGCTTCTTTCAGGCGAAAGTTCCCGTGCGTGTGCCGTGATAGCCTGTGTCAGCTTCCAAAGGGTCGCCCCTCCCTGCACGCCGTCCTCCGGGTCGTTGCGCATGAGGATTTTTTCAACCTCCTTGCCCTCCTGTTTGAGCAGCCCTCCGTCACGTGTCAGGCGTTTCAGCTCGTGTTCAAAGTCAACCTCCATTTCGCTTGCGCCCTGTATCTCTATGGCTTTCTTCATCAGGTTGTCCTTGCTGAAAAGCCCCTTTGTCAAGTCACGAACCGCCGAAACGGTGGTCTTGGTGTCAAGCTCGTAGGTCTGTTGCGACAGCTGCAGGTTGTCCGGGAGCTTCGAGCCGAGGTGTACCTGCTTCATCACGCTCTCCCGAACCATACCGTTAAGGCAAGCCCCGTTCAAGAGGAAAGCCCTCATGTCAACGGCACCGTCGCCATAGTCCGATGTGCTGAACCTTGCCCCGGCGAAGATAACCACGTCGCCGTTCTTGGCTGTCGGAACGGTAAGCGGTGTCGGGAGTATCGTTTCAGCCCAAATCTTGGTGTCGTTCATATAAGCGTCCGAAATGACCGCTCCCTGATCTGCCGCCTCCTGCACGAAAGCCGTCAATATCTCGACGCTGTTCAAGCGGCGGTAGCTGTCGCTCAACACGCCTCTTACCTGTTTCCCGACCGTCCTCACGAGAACACGGCTTCGCTGCGTCCAGCCGCTATGCTCGTTAAGGAGCGTCGCAGCGAGTTGCTTCGCCCAAGGCTCGCCCGAAGCAAGCCCACGCAGGTATCGCTGCGGTATGCCCATACGGTCGGCGAGCTGCCCTATGGCGTTGTCGTGGAGGGTGAACTGTCCGTCCGGCATATCCATACGGAGAGAGCCGTTTGCGCTGAAAGTGATAACCGGGCTGTGGTCGTTGATTTTCAGGTTCACGCCTATCGGGGCGATGTAGTCCTGTGCAATCTTGCCCTCGTTCACGAGGCGTTCCATTGTTGCCCGTACTCCGACGGCTTTGCCGTCAATCATTCTCTGAACTTTGTTCATCACTACTTCGTTCAAACCTTGCTGTAATTCGGTTGTCTGTGCCATAATACTGTAATTTTTAAATGGTTATTAAAATCTGATTGAGTTATTCAAAAATTCAACTGCCTCCGCATACAGGGCTTCGTCTGAAAGGTTGTCCGAGCTTGGCTCGAAACCTACGAGGTATGCGCCCTCAATGATACTCTTTGCCATATTCCTGTCTTCCGTTATTTGATGTAAAAACTGAATTTCAAACCTCTGCGCAGCTTGCAAACGCAAACATCGTCCATACAACTGAAAGCCCTTTTGAGGAACTTGTTCAAAAGCTCAACCCCTATCAGTTTCAAAGCTCCCGAAACGCCAACGAGCATGTTAATCTTGTTGCCCTCGTTGTCAACCCCGGCAACCTTGATGCGGAAGTTGCGGTTGATGTCTCTCGTGCTGTATGCCAAACTGTTCTTGTTCATATTTGCTGTCATTTGGTGTTTATATTATAATCACGTTGCAAATATAAGTGAAGTATTTTGGTAATAACACACTTTTCGGATGATTTTTTCATCTGTTCAGTTTATTTTTAACTCTTGTTTAATCATCAATAACCATATCGCACCGAATATCATAACCATAACAAAATATGCGTGATATGAAAATTTTTCGGCGATTTTCTGATTATAATATAATCATTTCACGGGAATTTGATTACCTTTGAGGCGATAATCTGATTAGTTAAACAATCATACGAGTATGAAACAGAAACTTTTTGATGCGTTGAAAGCCAAATTTCCGGGGGTCAACGCAAACGTGCTGAACAGGATTGCCGAGAAGCTCGCCAAGACTGTGACGACAGACGAACAGGTTACAACTGCCGTGGCAGGGGTAACGCAGGAGTTTATCGAAATCATCGAGAGCTACGGCGACAGCCGTGCGACCGAAGCCCAACAGACAGCCGTACACACCTACGAAACGAAGTACGGGCTGAAAGACGGGCAAAAAATTGATGCGACCGGGGGTGCGGCTGGCGGACAGGCAGGAAGCGGCACAACCGTACAGCAGCAAGCCGCAGGGGGCGCACAGGAGCAAGTTCCGGCTTGGGCGCAGGCACTTATCGACAGCAACAAGAAGCTGAACGACCGCCTCGACAAGATGGACGGTGAGCGCACGACTGCAACCCGTAAACAGCAACTTTCAACAATCATCGAGAAGTTGCCTGAAAATCTCCGCAAGGCTTATGAGCGGACACCTGTAAACGATTTGACCGACGAGCAGTTCAACGCTCTTGTCGGGGAAATAACTACCGAGGTGAACGGTATAGTCAGCGAAGTACAGGCAAAAGGGGCTGTCTTCGGAAAGCCGACCATTACAGGCGGCACAGGTAACCAAGGGGGCGAGCTGACCAAAGAGCAGCAGGAAGCTATCGCACACCGCGAAAGCAAGCCGAAAGACGGTCAGCCGTTCTAATGTCTAACAATTAAAAACCGAAGAAAATGAGCATGACAGTTCAAAGACGTAAGGACACCCGTACACCCCGTGTCTTTATGCACAAGGTCGCCGACATCCGAGGCGGCGTGTCTGTGAAAATCTCCGAGCTTGGAGGCGATTATCTTCGCGAAGGTGCCGTCCTTAGCGCACCCGAAAATGGCATCTGCCATGTTGTCAAAGTAGCGGAGGTCGTTGCCGAGGTCGGTGCTTCCGACACGGCTATCAAGGTCAAGAAGCTGCACAACTTCAAGGTGGGCGACTTCGTTATGACCGCCGAGGGAGGTTTGGCATACGCCATTACAGCCATTGACGACAGCGGCAAGGATTACGACACTATCACTGTCGGAACGACGCTGAAAGCTATCGCAAAGGGCGGTTTCCTCATTGAAGCTGCCGCAGAATCCTCCACAACCACATCAAAACTGAAATACACGCCGCTATCCCTCGTCGGTACGGGCAAGCCTGTCATCAAGGGGCAGAACCTCGACACCGATGCTTGGCTTATCGGCGTGACAAAGGGCAATCCTCTGCCGGAGTGTGTGGCTAACTATCTGAAAGGTATCATCAACTACTAAAATATGACGTTTTATGGCAACAATCGTAAATACACTTATTCACGGACTGACCCAACAGATGGTTCAAGCACGTGTGGATACAGCCGATGCGTCGCAGTTCTATTTCGGAACGCTTTTCCCTGTGCGTAAAGTAAACGGCTTTACTTGGCGTACTTTGAGAAACCAAATAGAAAAGAAGAATGTAGCCGCCGACCTGCATTCTGACAACTCGACCATCGTCCGCAAGCGTCGTCCTATCTTCGAGAGTGCAAAGGGTGACATTCCTTTCATTTCAATCAGCCGGGAAATGACCCGCTATGAAATCAAGGAGTATCAGACCGCTCTCGCATTCGCACAGGATGAGGACGCAACGAAGCTCGTTCAGTATTGGGGCGAGGACGTAGACTTCTGTTTCAACGGTGTCCAGTCTGAACTCGAATACATCGCTCTCAAGCTCCTTTCCGGAGCCGGCAAACTGGAGTTCACGACAACGACCAACGCAACATACGCCAACGAGTTTGACCTTGACTATGATGTTGACGACGAAATGAAAGTCAAGACTACCGTAGATTGGGCGAACAAATCGACCGCCGACATCATAGGAGATCTCGTGACTTTAATCAAGCTCGCCAAATCAAAGAACCTTAACCCGAAGTTCGCTTACGTGAACCTTGACGAGTTCTACAAGATTTGTTCGGCTGACCAAATCGTCAAGGCTTGTGCCTCTTTCGCCGCAAACGCCCTCGGCATCACGCAGACACCCGACCTTACACAGGTCAATGCGATGCTCGCAAAACAGGCTTGGCTAAACGGCATACAGCTCCGTGTCATCGACCAGACAATCACACGTGAGTTCTCCGACGGTTCGCAGACATCCGGCAACCCGTTTGAAAATTGCCGTATGGTGCTGACTGAAACGGAACGTCCCGGAACGACACAGTACGACATCCTTCAGGAGAATAACGACCTTATCCTCCGTGCGGAACGCTCGCACACGATTGTCAAGAAATACGGTACGACAGAGCCGCAGAGCGAGGTTACTATCGGACAGGCTGACGCAGTACCCGTGTTTGACACGGCATACCGCAACCTGTATGTGAGAACGGACGCTCAGGATTGGGATTAAGGCATTGAGCTATGGAAACAGTTCTCGAAGCGTTGAAAGGTGTAAATGCCTACCCCGTTCCGCTCCGCACATTGACGGCGATAGCGGACAAACGGGGTCTGTCGCTGACAACCGACGCGACACAGGAGGTACAGAAAAGCAAGGAATACAACCTTGCCGTCGCTGACCTCCTGATGTGGCTTTCGGTCGCTCCCGATGTATCGCAGGGCGGACAGGGCTATTCGTTCACGGACGAACAGCGCAAGCAGTTCCGCAACCGGGCAAACAGCCTGTACGACGACTTCGGGGCAAGCGACGAGGCAGGAACGCCGAAGCCCATTTACGGATACAAAGGTTCACGGCTATGATCATCCAAAACGGCACAATCGAAATCAAGCGGAAAACGGGAGGCGGCATCGACCCGGAAACGGGTTATCCGCAGAAGCCCGGCTCTGTGGCTTGGGGCGACCCGATACCCTGCCAATACTCGGCAAACAAGTACAACCAACTCGGACGTGTCAACGGCGAGCATTTCACTACGGCGCAATATACAGTGCTGATAGAGGAACAGCCGTTTGAAGCCGAGCAGGTACGGTTGAAAGACCTTGCCGGGAACGTGGTCGGGGAGTTTTCCATTATGCAGGTTGAGCCGTTGGAGGCGGTCTGTGAGTTGAGGATTTGGGTGTAAACGCATTTCAGCCCGAATGCCGTGTTGAAAAAACGGGAACGCCCAAACATACGGAAGCGAAAAGAAAACGGCACATACGCCGAATCAGCAATAAATAACTTGACATTATGCCGATAAGACAGATAACACCGAAATCGCAGATAGACGCTTACATCAAGGAGCGGATGAACAGGCTGAAACAAGCCATCATCTACAACCTGTGCGCCATAGGCGAAAAAGTGCGCAACGAGGCTATCGAGAACGGTTCGTACAAAGACCGCACAAAGAACCTCCGCAGCTCCGTCGGTTATATCGTGGTCGTTGACGGGCAGGTGTACAAGACAGGCTCTTTCGGCAAGCCGGACGGAAACGACGAGGGACGAAGCACGGGAATGTCCTACGCACGTTCTCTTGCCGGGAAGTTCCCGAAAGGCATTGTGCTTATCGTCGTTGCCGGAATGCGATACGCCTCTTATGTGTCCGCAAAGGGTTACAACGTGCTTGACAGCTCGGAACTGCTTGCCGACCAGCTTGTACCCAAGATGTTGAAACAACTCGGATTTAACAAGTAACAGGAACTATGGCAAAGACATCGAAACAGGTTCAAGGCGACATCTATCAACTGCTGAAAGACAGCACCCTTTACACGATGATTTCAGGTGAGGTCTATCGGCAGGGGTATCGTCCCCGTGACAGCCGCAAGGAAGATGCGGTCGTGATTTTCACAACCGGGCTTCCCAATCAGATACAGACGGGGGTCGTGACCGTGAACATATTCGTCCCGGACATAGACCCGTATGACAACGGGGTATGGGTTGAGGACGGAGAACGCACGGAACGGGTGGAACGCCTTGCGCAGGAGTGGGTTGATAGCCTTACGACCGAAGTTTCCTGTTACAAGTTCAAGTTGCAGCAGACGATCTACACCGAGGAAGAAGCCGACATACATCAGCATTTCGTCGTCGTGAAGCTCAAATACGAGTATTTCGGCAATGATTATGCGCCTCTGAACATTCCGCAGGTCGCAGTTATAGACGCGACAGATACCGACGGCAACGTGGGCTATCTGCCCATCCTTGAAACACAGGACGGGGACACGCCTGTAATGCAGCCTGTTATGAAGAAACAAAATCAATAACAATTAAAAACTGAAAGAATATGGCAGTATTGAACTGGGGCGAATGCGATTTGAAGCACGCCACAAGCACCGACGGTGCCCCCACAGGAGAATGGGAAGAGTTGCCTACTCCGAAAGAGGACAGCACACAGCTCACGACAACCGCAGGAACTGAAAAGACCGCCACGGAAGAGGGCGGTGCGCTTGTCGATTATTTGCCGGGAAAGAACACCTACCAACTCGAATGGGACGAATTCGTCAAGAAAGGCGAAGACCCGTCGTTTGAGGATAACGATGGAGTAATCACGGGCGAACACGCTTTCCGTGTCGAGGCACAGGATAAGGAGTGTCCTGCAATCCAAATTGACCGAGCCGTCCTGCGTGTCGAGGACAGCTACACGACCGCAGACGGGCAGTTACGCCACTATGTGGCTCGTGCGCTGAAACCGAAGACGGGCAAGACAATCAAGAGCTATGTACCGAGCGAAGAGTCGGGAGGGTAACGCATAACTCAGGATAACCAACAGCAGGAAAGAGCAGCAGGTAGCTCGCAAGCCCAACGGGTTTGAGGTCGGGGGTTCGAGTCCCCCTCCTGCCCCAAATTTTAACGCAACAAGCTATGGCAACGAAAACAATAGAAGAAAAGGTCGCCGACACCATACTTCAAAAGGAGATTGAGGTCACGGTAGGCGGCAAGAAATACAAGGCAGCCCCGGCAAGTACGGCTACACTCATACTTGCTTCGGAGGCTGTTTCGCGTTTGCCCGAAATCAATCTTGACCCTGAAAAGGTAGTCGAGGAAAGCCTTTCTGTGGCTCGTGAATGCCGTCCTTTGGGCGACATTGCGGCGATACTGATACTCGGCGCAAAGAACCTAACGGAAACAGTAAAAACCCGGCAGACGGTTGAGAAACGCCGCCTGTGGGGGCTTGTCAAGTGGACGGAAGAAGTAGAAGTCGAACGGGTAATAGACCGAAAGGCGGAACTTGCCAAACAGATACTTGAAGACCTGTCGCCCCGTGCGCTAAACCTGCTTGTCGCCCAACTGCTTCAAAAAATGGAGTTAGGGGATTTTTTCGGGCTTACCACTTTCCTGACAGAGATAAACCTGATGCGACCGACGAAAGTGGAGACCAAAACGACAGCGTCTGGGCAATAGTCGCAGGAACGGTAAAGGCTTTCAACCTCCCAGTCGAATATGTCCTGTACGATATGAGCTATGCGAATATGGTCATGTACGGGGCAACGCTGCCGAGCTACAAGCATAAGGCGGACGACAAGGACGGCAATAAGCGGAAGCGTCAAAAAGCCATAAAGGTTGATGACATACGGAACAGGGAGAAGATAAAAAGCATTTTTGAACAATTTGATTGACGTACAATGGAGAATGACAACGGCAGAATATACTACGGCACGGGCATAGACAACTCGCAGTTGCGCACCGACGCAGAAGAATCCAAACGGATTTTGTCGGGCATAACAGGCACAGCCGTAAACGAGGGCAAGCGGATTGACGACGTTTTCAAAAGCATAGGGAAAACGGCGGCAGGTGTCTTTGCCGTGTCGCAGATGAAAGATTTTGCCATGCAGGTTGTCACGGTAAGGGGCGAAATGCAGAAACTTGAAGTGGCTTTTGACACGTTGATAGGAAACACGGACGAAGCCCAAGCGTTGCTGTCGCAGCTTATCAAGACCGCCGCCACAACGCCTTTCGGAGTGTCCGACATATCGGATGCCGCACGGCAGCTTCTCGCATACGGTGTCGAAGCCGACAAGGTGAATGAAACGCTTATACGGCTTGGAGACATCGCTGCCGGGCTTTCTATACCTATCGGGGAGCTTGCCCGTCTGTACGGCACGACAATGGTTCAAGGACGTGTCTATACGGCAGACCTTAATCAATTCCTCGGAAGGGGCATTCCTTTGGGAGAGGAATTGGCAAACATACTTGGGGTTACAGAAAGCCAAGTACGTGGGCTTGTTGAGGAGGGAAAGGTTGGCTTCCCGGAGGTGGAACAGACTATCATCAACCTTACGAACGAGGGCAGCAAGTTCGGCGGTCTTATGGAGGCTCAAAGCACGACCATATCCGGGCGTATCAGCAACATCGAAGACACCATAGAGCAGATGTTCAATCAAATCGGACAGGCTTCCGAGGGGGTTATCGGAACATCGCTTGACATCGTTTCTGCCCTTGTCGAGAATTGGGAAACCGTCGGCAAGGTATTGCTTACTGTTATCGCCACATACGGGACGTACAAAGCCGCAGTATTGGCTGTTGCAGCCGCACACAAGGTACAAGCCATTTGGGGCAATATATCGGCTTTCCTGTCTTTGGCAAAGAGCGTGACGAGCGCAAAGGACGCTATGCTCCTGTTCAACATGGCGGTCAAGGCAAACCCGTTGGGCTTGGTTCTGTCCGTTGTCGCAGCAGCCGCTACTGCTTTCAGCCTGTTCTCTACGAAGTCCGGCGAGGCGGCGGAAATGACAAACAAATACGGCGACAGTGCCGCCAAAACAATCTCCCGTGTCGAAACCCTTTCCATGACCCTGAACGGTCTTACAGCCGGCACGTCCACCCACAAAAAGGTTATGGACGAGCTTAACGGCATACTCGAAGAATACGGCTTGCAAGCTATCAAGGAGGGCGACAGCATCGACATGGTAAACGCCAAACGTGCGCAGGCTATTGAACTCATCAAGCAGGAGGGCGTGGAAAGGCAACGTGCAAACGCCCTTGAACAGGGTGCGCAGAACTATGCGGCGCAACTCTCGGAGGCGCAGAAAACGCTTTATTCCGACCTGTCAGGGGCTATGACAGAGGGAACATTGCTGTTGGGGGACAATAAGGAGCTGCAACAGAACGCCGCCGCAATATCTACCATTATCGGGAATGTAGTTGAACAGAACATCACGGAGATTGCCGGAAAGACGGGCGAAGAATACCAAAAGGGTATCAACAAGATTTACGCCACGATACAAGACCGTATGCGAGCCATAGGAATAAGCGAGGAAACCATACAGAAACAGTGGCTAACGGACGGACTGTTCAATCATCAGAACCTCGTACAGAACTATATCAACTCCATACAACAAGCGAGGAAGGAATACGACCGTTACTCCGAAGCCGTGAACAAAGCGTCGGACGCTGAACGTGCAGCCGCAGAGGGTGCATTGACTTTCTCCGAAAAGGTAGAAGCCATAGAAAAAGGTCTGCAAAAGCCTACGGAGGGCGTACACGACTTGTACGAGAACATCAAAAATCTGATGTCGCAGTACTCGAACAATACTATCGGCTTCACTATCCGCATAGGAGGCGAGATACCAAAGTGGATGGAGAATATGGATTTGGACGAGCTTCAAAGGCTCGCCAAACGCTTTACGGCTATCGGTCAAAGCAGCCCGAACGGTTCGTATGTCAACGGAAAGTATTTCACGCAGCAACAACTCCTGCAACGTGGTGCCGATTACGCCACAGCCGCTGAACAGAAGCAGACCGAAGCCGACGACAAAGCAAGGGAAGCCGAGCGGAACAAAAAGGAAGCAGAAAGGGAGAAAAAACAGCGTGAGGCAGCAGCCAAACGCCTTGCCCGTGAACAGCAGCAGATTGCAGACGAAACAGCCGAGCGGAACAGGCAGATTGCCGAGTATTCACGAAGCGTACAGGAGGCACAGGAACAGGCGGAATTGGATATAAGGCAGCAGCGCATAAACCTTATGGACGACAGTTTCGAGAAGACGATGATGCAGCTTGACCTGAATTATGACAGGCTCATCGCCGAGAATGAGAAACGCACGCAGGATATGCTGAACGCCCTCGCCGACAAAAAGGTGCTTGAATGGCGAAACGCCAACCCCAAAGCCTCCAAAGAGGAAGAGCTTGCATACAGGGCTTCGCTCGACCTATCAGTTGCAGACCTTACGCCGGAACAGAGGGATGTGCTGAAATCTTATGAAGATATAGCCGCCGACATCCGTAGAAAAGGAAACAAAGATGCCCTCGACGCTATGCTTGCCGATGTTATGACATACGAGCAGCAAAGGCTAAAAATAACGGAAGAATACGAGGAAAAGCGTAAGCAGCTTTACAAGACGGACGACAACGGCAACTACGTCGTTGACGAAAACGGGAACAGGCAACTCCGGGAGGGTGTAACGCAGGGGAACGTGGACGAGTTGAACTTACAAGAGCAGAACGCCCTGCAAGCCGTTGACGAACAGTTCGCCCAACGGGAGGAAACATACCGGGCATGGTGCAACGAGATAGCCAACTATACCCTTGAACAGTTACAGGCGGTACTCGAACAGGCGGAAGCCGAACTTAACGAATTGGAAAGCTCCGGCACGGCTTCCGACAGTCAATTATCAACCGCAAGGGCAAAGGTGACGACGGCGAAGAAAAAGGTGTCGGAAGCAAACGCCAAGAACAGCGTAAGCCCTGACAAGCGCAGCATCAAGGAATGGGAAGACCTGTACAAAACGCTGCTCGAATGCGAGCGTGAGTTTGAGAGCTTGGGCGATACCGTCGGAGGTGTTGCCGGGGAAATCATATCAACGGCAGGAAGCATAATGACTTCTTCGCTGTCGATGATAAACGGAATTGTGTCGCTTGTCAATATGTCCACGCAGGGAATACAGGGAACGGCAACAGCCGCAGCGACAGCCATACAGACCGTTGAGAAAGCCTCCGTTATCCTGACCATCATATCTGCCGCCTTGCAGATAGCGATGCAGATTGTCAACCTGTTCAACAACGACGAGAAGAAACAGGAGGAAATCGAAGCCTTGCAGAGCCGTATCGACCAACTGCAATGGGAACTCGACAATGCCGATATTGTTCGGTTGCAGGAAAATTCGGGTCGGGCGATAGACCGCATCCGGCAGACACTATCCGAAACAAAAGCCGAGCTGATACAGAACAAACTCGCCGTGAACGATGTCGCCGGAGCGTGGAGGACGCTGTTTTCAACGGTATCGAACAACCAAGAGTTGCTCGCGAAGTTAGCCGAGAAAATCGCCGACGCATACGCCGACATCGCCTATTCAGCAGACAAGGCACTCGGAGCGGAGAAGTACGAGAGCAGCAGAGACCAATTGGAGAATATCGCCAAACAGCAACTGCTCATTCAGCAGCAGATCAACGCCGAGAACGACAAGAAAGACACCGACCACGGAAAGATAGAGGAATGGGAGCGTCAGATTGAGGAACTCGGGCAACAGGCTGTAGCCGTGATAAACGATATGGTCGAGGAAATCATCGGCGGTTCGGCTGCTGACATAGCAAGCGAACTCGGCGACGCATTCTTTGACGCTTTCCAGGACGGCGAGGATTACGCCGAGGCTTGGGGCGACAAGGTAAAGGACATCGTCGGCGACGTTATCAAGCGTATGCTCGTGTCGAAATACCTTGAAGAGCCGCTCGGGGAGATATTCGACAAGTATAAGAACAAATGGTTCAAGGACGGGCAGTTTATGGGGCTTGACGCTGTCATTGCCTCCATGAGCGGTTTCGCCAACGACCTTAACGCCGTCGGGCAGGATTTCGCCGAGATATGGGAAGCCCTACCGGACAGCGTTAAGAATATGTTTAACGTGACGGAGGAAGCGACACGGGAAGCCTCGGAGAAAGGCATAGCGACAGCCTCGCAGGAAAGCGTGGACGAGCTTAACGGACGAGCGACAGCCATACAGGGACACACCTACTCGATAAGCGAGAATACAAAGCTGCTCGTTGCGACGGCAAGCCTTATCCTGCAGAGCGTCCTTAACATCGAGGGAAACACGGACGGTCTGTCAACCCGTATGGCGAACGTTGAGAGCGATGTCAGGGATATGCGCAACACTGTGAATGATTTGGCATTGAAAGGAATTAAAATAAAAAGTTAGCGAGTTATGGAAGCGATAATAAGACAGATTTACGCACAGTGGGTCATTGCCAAGGAGCAAGCCCGGCAGGAATGCGAGAGCCGCTCCCTGCACAACGTGGCGGAGAAATACCGCAAGTGCAATATGTTCAAGGGGACGGAACACACGATAGAGGAACTTGCCGCAGTATTCACATCCCGGCAGGGGTTGGAGTTCTGCATCAGATACCACTTCCCGAATATCGCCACGTTCCGCCTGTTCAAAGGGCAGGGCGTGGAGAAGTACGGCATATACATAGATGCCGGGGTAATCACGCTAAAGAACCCGGCACGGGCAATCCTTATCGGTCGGACGAGTGCAACGGTAAACTGCGACGAATGCAAGCAGCACGAGATTGTGCTGTTGCACGGCGCAAGAGCCGTCGTGAACGCATCGAAATGGGCTGTCGCTTCCGTGACGGCTTCTGTCGGTTGCAGTGTGCTTAAAAACACCTCTGAAAATGCGATAATCCTATGATGTCAGGCAGATTATACATCGACGGGCAAGACGTGTACAAACAGTTCGGAATGTACGTGTCGGACAACGGGTGGAACGAACTCGTTGCGATGCCGCCGTTGAAATCTGTCGACAGCAACGATTGGAACGAGGAAGACGGCATAGAAGCCGACCTCTCCGCTCCCGTCCTTAACACACGTGACGTAAACCTGACATTCGCCACACAGGGCGTTTTCAGCCGCTATTTCGACTTTCTGAACCTCTTGTCGGACGGAGCATACCACGTGTTTGATTGCGCCGCCATAGGGCGTAAATACACGCTGCGCATGGTGTCGCACACGAGCCTTGACTATGCAAAGCTGCTCGGAAAGGTGAAAATCAAGTTTGCCGACGACTTCCCGCTGGACGGGTACAAGTACAAAGCCCCGGCAAGCACGATAGCGGAATACGACGATTATACCATAGACGGACAGCCTTTCACGGCATACGGCGTGAGGATATTGCAGGGGACACTGTCGGAAGTACAGAAACCGGCTGCTGTCAAGACAAACCTCCTGCGTAACATCAAGACGCAGACAGGGGCTATATACGACAGCAAGAACGTGTTTTACAAGAGCAAGGACGTGAAGCTCTATTGCCTCATGAGAGCGGAAACGCTCGACGGGTTATGGCGGAACTATGATGCCCTGCTTTACGACCTCATACGCCCCGATGAACGCCTCCTGTGGGTAAACGAGCTTGAACAGGACTTCCCCTGCCACTACAAGAGCTGCACCGTACAGGAATTTGACCTGGAGGGCAGACCTTGGCTGAAATTCACGCTTACCGTGACATTCACGAGCGATTTCAGGATAACGGAGGATGACGTTGTGCTGGCTACGGAGGACAACATTATTGTCTTTACAGAAAACGGCGTTTACGCTATCGACATGCTGCTTGACAGGTACACCTACCCGTCCGTGCGGTTCGTCAACGACAGGGCGACGCTGCGCCTGACATCAAACGGCAAATTCAGGTTCAACGATTAGCATTGTGTAACCCATTTAAGATACGCAGATATGAAGAAGATAAAGATTTCAGAACTCCCGTTATACAGCTCCTTGAAAGGGCTTTTTACGATAGGAACGGACGCAAACAACCGAAGCGTCAAGGTATCGTTGGAGTTTGTCGAGCAACAGACCACACAGGCGGTAACGAACGCCAAGGAAGCCACGGACGCAGCAAACACTGCGGCAGCGGCGGCAAACACGGCTAAAAAGAACGCCGACACAGCGACAGCAGCAGCCAAAACAGCAACCACCAACGCTATCAAGGCAAAGGAAGATGCCGACGAAGCGACGAAGAAAGCCAACGCCGCCACAGATGCGGCAAACAAGGCAAAAGAGGATTGCGATACAGCGACAGAAGATGCGCAGGAAGCCACGACCGCAGCCAACGAAGCAACCGCAGCGGCACAGGAAGCGACAGAGGCGGCACAAGAGGCAACGGAGGAAGCGGTAAACGCCACCGATAATGTCCTTTTGACGCTCGGTCGGCTTGTACCTACTGGAATGACAGTTGAAAGTGTTACCCGGTTGACCGTCGGGAATGTGAAGCCCAACTACATCAAAGCTGCATTATCGCCAGCGAGTGCGATGAAAAACGTGATTTTCATCAGCGATAACAAGGCGATAACGGTAGGTACGGACGGGCGCATAACCATTGTCGGGATAGGGAAAAGCACGGTGCATGTCATTCCGACTTGTAACACGGCTCTTGCCAAGACCCTGCTTATTGAGGTTGTTGCTCCGGCATTAAGGAAAGTGAACAGCTGCAGCCTACGGCTAACCCAATCCGGGGCGTTGAGATTTGGATAGAAGTACAAACCACTAAAACAATAACGATATGGCACAGAAAGGTTACATCAGTGAGTTTATGAACGGCGGTCGCATCGTCTCTCACGGGAAAATCAACGACCTGTCAAACGGATTCAAGCTACCGGGCGACGTTCCGTTCTCTGTCTATGTACGACCGAAATTCAGCACATCGACGCTTGACACGGTTCTTGCCGTGCGATGCAGTCAGGACGAAAAGCCGTCGGAAGCACCCGTACCGTTCAACGACTGGACACCGATGGCGATTGTGGAACTCGCACCCGATACGGAAGTCCTTGCGACAAACGACATCTATTGGGGCAGCGGCTGCTATGTGGAGGGCGAGGTATGATTGTGTCGCTTTTCCTGTCGCTGTCGAGGCGCATACGTGCATGGACTGCATCAGTCCTGCGCAAGAAGAAAAAAGCCCTGCGTATGAACACGCCCACGTCGGCGATGCTCATAAAGAAAGGAGATAAATCAGTTTTCAAATTCTTAAACAGTTAAAAGTATGGCAATGACAAGTGAAGAAGAAAGCAAGTTGAGAGAAATCATCGAGGCTTTCGAGAACGGCAAACGGTTAAGCGATTTGCCGAACGTATCAGGGACTAACCCGTTTGACCTCCTTTGCGAGGTGCTTGACACGGACGGGGAGAGCAAAAAGGCGGCACTCGCCTCGCTTATCCCCTACGTGGAGGAACAGTGCAGCTACGGCATACAGTTCGACACGACGGTATCGACCCCTACCTGCACCCGTATCGGAAACACCGACCTCCACAAGTCCGTGCCTATCCAAAGCCGCATGAAAGGCTGCCTGCTTGACGACAACGGAAAGGTGGTGGAGTATCTCGACCCACGGGATTGGACGGGGCAGGTTCGCGACGGCTCACGTGGGCAGGTTATGGTCGAAATCCCCCTGCACTACCGCAAGTTCGAGACCGACGGCACGATACGTCGTGTGCGCATCAGCGAACAGCCCCTGCCGGGCTATCATCAAGTGCCGCAGATGTACATTTCGGCATACGAGGCTGTCCTTGACAGGACAAACCTGAAGCTCTGCTCTATCGTGAATATGGCAGAGCAGTACAGGGGCGGCAACAACAACGCTGAATACGACGGAACGTACAGGACATTCCTCGGTCGTCCGGCAACACAAATCAGCCGCACAAACTTCCGCAACTATGCCCGTAAGCGCAACAATTCGGCAACGGCTGAATGGAACTGCATGACCTATGACGCACAAAAGACGCTTTATTGGCTGTTCGCCGTCGAATATGCCACTCTCAACACACAGGCGGCATTCAACTCAGAACTCACCGCAGAGGGCTACCGTCAAGGCGGTCTTGGCGCAGGCGTGACGACTTGGGACGGAACTTGGTCGAACTTCAACGGGTATTATCCGTTCGTACCGTGCGGACACACCGACACGCTCGGAAACAGCACGGGTACGGTTTCATACACCGCCGCCAACGACGACAGCACTATAACAAAGACTTTCGACGTTCCTCGATACAGGGGAATAGAAAATCCGTTCGGGCATCTGTGGCAGTGGACGGACGGTATCAACGTGCGTATCAGCCCGACAACAGATAACGGAGGCGACAACCTGTCAAAAGTGTTTGTATGCTCCGACCCGTCGAAGTTCAATGACATCAACTACGAGGGTTATTCTCACGTTGGGAACGAAGCACGTACAGAGGGATATGTCAAAGAGGTTATCTTCGGGGAATACGGCGAGATTATGCCGTCGGTTGTTGGAGGCGGTTCTACACAGTTTTTCTGCGACTACCACTACACGAACATTCCCACAACAGAAACCCTCCGTGGTGTCCAGTTCGGCGGTAGCGCGTCTCTCGGTGCGGCTGCGGGCTTCGCCTTTGCGCGCTCGCGTAACGCCCCCTCGTCTACGGATACGTCCGTCGGCTCTCGCCTTTGCTTTTTACCGCAAAGCGCATAGCCCGGTAAGCGTCCGTGTCTGATACGTGTCGGATAATGAAGTTGGATTATAAACAGAGATAGTTATGACGATAAAGGTTGGTCGCTCCCGTGGTGTCCTGTTCAGCGGTAACGCGAATAACGGTGCGAATGCAGGCTTCGCCTATGCGAACTCGAATAACACCCCCTCGAATACGAATACGAACATCGGCTCTCACCTATGCTTTAGAATGTCAGAAAGACAAAGATATAAGGGAGCTACGACCTTGCCTCTTGGCAGAAGATTTCAAGTAACCCGAAAGGTGCTGGTAGGAATGCCTGTTGTATGGGCTACCGAACGCTCCGAATAAGAAAAGCAAAGCGATGAAACGTATAGGGAATTTATACGAACAGATAATATCAGTCGAGAACCTGCGGCTTGCTGATGAAAAGGCTCGCCGTGGGAAAACTCGTTCATACGGTGTCAGGGTTCACGACCGTAACAGGGAAGCCAACATACAGGCTCTCCACGAGGCTTTGCTGACAAAGACATTCAGGACATCGCCTTACGAAGTATTTACCATATACGAACCGAAAGAGCGTGTCATTTATCGTCTTCCGTACTATCCCGACCGCATAGTCCACCACGCCATTATGAACGTATTGGAGCCGATATGGGTAAAGACATTCACGTATAACACCTACTCCTGCGTCAAGGGACGGGGTATAGAGGGCTGTGCCCGGCACGTCGATAAGATGATACGCAAATACAGGGGAAAGCCCATGTACTGCCTTAAAATCGACATAAAGAAATACTATCCGTCCATAAAGCACCACGTGCTGAAACGCATCGTCAGACGCAAGATAAAGGACAAAGACCTGCTGTGGCTGCTTGATGAAATCATCGACAGCGCAGACGGTGTGCCTATCGGAAACTACCTGTCGCAGTACCTCGCCAACCTGTTCCTTGCCTATTTCATGCACAAAGTGAATGAGGTTTGGAAGATAGACTGCGAGGAATACGCCGACGACTTCTCGTTTTACAGCGAGAGCAAGGAGGAGCTGCGCAGGTTCTTTCACGAGTTCGTCAAGCCCTATATCGAACAGGAACTTGAATTGAAAGTCAAGGACAACTGGCAAATCTTTCCTATCGCCGTGAACCGCTATGACAGGCACGGTCGTGGGCTTGATTATGTCGGTTATAAGTTTTACAGGAAACAAAAGCTCATAAGGAAGAGCATAAAACAGAATTTCTGCCGTGCCGCCGCCAAGCTCAACAAACGGCAACCGCCGCTTGACACGAAAGCCTACAAACAGGCTGTCGCCCCTTGGTTGGGTTGGGCGAAGCACAGCAACAGCAAACATCTTTTACGAACCATAATTAAACAAGAGCATCATGCAAGCATTTTATGACAGCAAGCCTCCCTACTTGGAGGCAGTGGGAAACGGAAGCTATGTCTATCGTTTCAACATCGAGGAAGTAGTGCCGGAACTGACAGACGAAAACGCCGGAGAAGAAAAGGTGTCGCAGTGGAAATGCGAGGAGGTGACCGTATGGAAGCCCGTGACATCGGATAAGGTCATTGAAGCGGTTATCCGAGCCAAGTACACGGCGTCCGCCGAGATTGCGCTTGTAAACAAGTTCAATGCTTATCAGCAGGGATTGGATGTGGATGCGAGCGTGGTAAGCGAATACACCGAGTACCTGTCTTTTGTCGCCGAAGTGAAGCGCACGGTACGTAAGGATTTGGGAGAGGAAAGGTCCGCCCCCGAAACCCCGGCAGCACTTGCGCCCCGGCAGTCCGACATCGCCCGTCTGTTGGCTTTAACAGTGAACACGATGTCACTGTCGGACGAGGACGCTTTATCCGTAAAGTCGATATACCCGGAGTGGGCATCGCTTGTCGGAAAAACAGTGAAGAAAGACGAGAAGATGCAGTGCGACGGCAAACTGTGGAAAGTCCTGCAAGACCACACCGTACAGGAACAGTGGCGACCGGGGACAGGAACGGAAAGCCTGTACACGGAAATCGTCGAGAGCGCAGCCGGTACCATCGACGACCCTATTCCTTACGACAATAACATGGAGTTGGAACAGGGCAAGTATTACTCGCAGGACGGCGAAGTGTATCAGTGTGTCCGTGACACGGGAATACCCGTTTACAATCCATTGAAAGACTTGGTCGGCATTTATGTAGAACTCGTACAATAAAAGATAGAGGAACTATGGCAAAGCGGTTCAGCGAACTCGGTATCAAGCAACAGGACGACCGAAAGATTTTCAACTGTCCGCAGGTGTCGGTTACCGACATCCTGAACAGCGAAATAGAGGTTATCGACTACCTCCCCGATGTTAAGACAAAACACGGGGAGGGTCGTTACCTCATACACTATCGGACGACCGACGGCAAGGAGGAAGGCAAATTCTTCACGAACTCCACAGCCTTGAAAAGTGTCCTCGACCAAGTGAGCAAGGAGGATTTCCCGTTTATAACCGTTATCAAAGCCACCAAATGCGGCAATGGCAAGATATATCAGTTTACGTAAACGGGGTAAAGCGAAATCAGCCCGTATTAGCGGTTTTTGAGTGATTATAATATAAACATACCACTTCAAAAAGATAACGCGAATATGGCGAAATTCGAGTAAAATAACTTTGAACGTAAAGGGCATGATAATATACAACAACAAGAACATAAAAGTACTCGATGTTACGGTTGACGACAACAGTTACCGATACCGGGTAATAAAGGGCGACCACAACTTGACGCTCCATTACTCGCTTGCGGAGCATGTAGAGATACCCGTCGGCTCGTACTGCATCTATCAGGGCGAAAGGTACACGCTCGAACGCCCGGAGGCTTTCAAGATGAAGCACAGCCGGAATTTCGAGTACACCGTCACGCTCGAATCCAATCAGGCGAAAGCCAAGATATGGAAGTTCCGCAACCCGGTTGACGGACGGCTGAAATTCTCGCTTACAGCAAAGCCGATAGAGCATCTTCAAATGTTCGTCGACAATATGAACCGCCGGGACACGGGTTGGGAAGTCGGCGAGTGCATCGACGGCACGGAAAAACTGATAAGCTATAACCACGCGTATTGTTGGGACGCTCTCGGAATGATGGCGACGGAGTTCAACACGGAGTTCGAGTTTGTCGGCAAGACTGTACACCTGCGCAAGGTGGAATACAACAAGAACAATCCCCTGCCGCTGTCATACGGGCGTGGAAACGGTTTCAAGCCGGGCGTGGGGCGGTCAAACTATGGCGACACGCCACCCATAGAGATACTTTACGTTCAAGGCGGAACAGACAATATCGACCCCAGCAAGTACAAGAGCAGCGAGCTACTTCTTCCGGCAGGTCAGAACATACAGTATGACGGAGTTTATTTCGAGGGCGACCCGAATTTCAATCCTGCGAACGCCCGTACATACGTCGTTGATGATTTGGGCTATTCGATACGCCGGAGCGACAAAGAGCTTTCATCGCTTGCGGAGGATAGTCTGGACTGCTCGGACATTTACCCGAAGCGCATAGGAAAGGTTACGAGTGTCGTTGTGGAAGATGCGGACAACAACTTCTATGACATAGTTGACAATACCATACCCAATACGCTCAACTACGAGGAATGCCTTATCGAGGGCGAAACAATGACTATCGTCTTTCAGTCGGGTATGCTTGCCGGGCGTGAGTTCGAGGTCAAATACTACCACAACGCAGAAAAGGGCAAGGCTGCACGTCGTTTCGAGATAGTCCCGGCTGAAATAGACGGTCAGACAATGCCGAACGCCACGTTTGCGCCGCAGACGACGGACACCTATGTCGTGTTCAAATGCCGTATGCCGGATGCCTATGTCCGTGACGACGAGACAAAGACGGGTGCTTCGTGGGATATGTTCCGTACCGCCGTCCGTTACCTGTTCGACAACGAGGAACAGAAGTTCTCTTTTACGGGGGAGCTTGACGGCATTTGGTCGAAAAAGGATTGGATAAACATCAGCGGAAAGATAAGGCTCGGAGGGTATATACAGTTTTCCGATGAACACTTCCAAAAGGACGGGGTGCTTGTCAGGATAACGGGCATTAAGGACTACATCAACAAGCCGCACAGCCCGGAGATAGAGTTGTCGAACTCAACCGTGGGAGGCAGCTTCTCTACGACGCTGAAACAGCTTGAAAGCGACGAGGTGCTTGTAGAGGACTACCACAGGGATGCCTTACAGTTTACCAAACGCCGCTTCCGGGACGCAAAGGAAACAATGGAGATGCTGGAAGATGCCCTGCTCGACAATTTCACGAACAGCATCAACCCGATAGCCATACAGACGATGCAGATGCTTGTCGGCGACGAGAGCTTGCAGTTCCGTTTCGTAAACAGCAAGACAAACCCCGTCGGCGTGGCACACAGCATAACCTACGACAACACGACGAAACAGCTTACAGCCGCCGCAGGAATAATCCAACACCTGACTATCGGTATAAGCTCGTTGAGTTCCTCCCACGCCGCAAGCGAATACAGGTATTGGGATATGCCTGAATACACGAGCGGACGGCTTGACAACGGGGAAACGAAATACTACCTGTACGCCAAGGTAAGCAAGACGGCACAGACCGGCTCGTTCCTGTTATCCGAAACAGCTATCAAGTTGGAGGGCGTTTCCGGGTATTATCATTTGCTTGTAGGTGTGCTTAACAGTGAATACGACGGGGAACGCAGTTTTGTAACCTTGTACGGCTTTTCAGAGATACTGCCGGGACGCATAACAACGGACAGGATTGTATCGGGGAACGGGGACAGCTATTTTGATATGCTCGCCAACGCTATGAAGCTCGGCAGTGTGCTTGACTTCAACTCGGAGGGCGACGGCAAACTGCGCCTCAAAGGAACGCTCGTTCAAAGCCAAAGCGGAGAGGAAAACTATATCGGCTGCTTCCGTGGCAAATATAACTCGTCGTACACCTATTATCAGGGCGACGAGGTGACGTACACCGTGAACAACAATACATCGACATACCGATACATCAACGCAACGCCGAGCCGTGGCATACTGCCTACTAATACGGTGTATTGGCAGATTATCGCACAAGGCTCAAAGGGCGAGAACGGGGCGGACGGTACGAGCGTCAATATCAAGGGGAATGCCCGTGCGCACTATGCAACATCGGAAGAATGGGCAGCAGAAATTTCACTGCTTATCTCGCCTGTGCTTATAGACAAACAAACTAACACGTCAAGTGGAGAAAGCGTTGACGAGTACTGCATAGTCAAAAAATACGGCAGACCAACAGAAGGTCATGCTCCGGGATGGATGACCATACATGCAGCAGATGGAGATGCTTATATCATGGAATCCGAAGATGAAACCATAGACGGATGTTTGTTTGTTGCAGGCGGCGAGGGATGGACTAACGTTGGAATAATCAAGGGAGACAAGGGCGACCCCGGCAGTCCGGGCGCACCCGGAGAGGATGCCGACTACTACGAACTGCGCTATGCAAAGAACGGCAGCACGACAAGCCCACCGAGCCTGTCAAAGACATCGGTAAATCCGAGCGGTTGGACGACAACGCAGCCCACGTTGAGTGCAGGGCAATACCTTTGGCTCACGATAGCCAAGAAGTCAGCCGACGGCAAGACACTTGTGCAGCAGTGGTCAACGCCCGTCAGGATAACACCATACGACGGCAAGGACGGTGCAGACGGTTCAAGCCCTGCAATGGTCTATCGGGGAAATTACGACAGCACCAAGACCTACTACGGAAACCAATACAGGCTGGATTGCGTCAAGCAGGGCGGAACATACTACATCGCCCGAATAGACGCAGGCACATTTTCCAATGTAGCACCTCCGAACACGTCGAAGTGGAATGAGTTTGGGGCGCAGTTCGAGAGTGTGGCAACCCAGTTGTTATTGGCCGAGAATGCGAACATTGCAGGATGGATATTCAGAAACAACAGACTGGAGTCGCAAAACGGAACTTTTTATCTCGACGGAACGACAGGCGACGTTAATATTAAGGGTAACTTCGTCGGCAAAATATCAACAGCCCTGAACGGCAACAGGATTGTCATCAATTCAGCGGACAATACCATCATTATGTACACAAACAAAAATGGGCAAGATTACGAAGTTCTGCGCATAGAGGGTGAAGATATAGGTTTTGGACTTCTAAGGCCAAAACTGACGATGAGGGAACTTTCCACGTCGGACAACAGCGTTATGGCTACGTTGAATATATCAGCGTATGAGATAGGCTTCTACCGATATGACAGAACCGATTTACCATTTTTTGCAATACAGGGTGGATATTCAAGTAAACGAATAATTCTCGGCGACTTGGCTCTTCCCGACAGCAAGCCATCAACTAAAGGGCAATTATACAGAAGTGGCGACACTATTAAAATTGTGACATAATATGGAATTGAACGGAATACCCGAAATTATTGTAAGCGTCGTTGCCTCCCTCGGAGGGTTCAGCCTGATAAAGTTCCTTTTCTTCATGAAGCCTGAAAGACGCAAAGCACAGGCGGAAGCAGAGATAAAGGAACTTGAAGCAGAGGAAAAGGAAATGAGCGTGATGCGTACACTCGTCGAAAGCCTTAAACAGCGTATCGAACAGCAGGATGAAAAGATACGTGAGCTTAACCAACGTGTGGATAAATTGTACGAGGAAAAGCACGAGTTGGAGAGGCTGAACAATCAACTGACACGGGAGAACGCCATGTTGCAGATAAAGCTCGTGGAGGCACAGCACAACCTCTGTGTGCGCCCCGACGATGAGTGTCTGAAACGTATGCCACCGAGGGATTATTGCCGCCTCGTCAAGCTCGCCAACCACGAATATGACAAGTATTATCCAAACATAGACGAAAATGAAAATAGCGGAGTATCTGAAAAGTCTGATAAAAGCCAACAGCCTTGACAGCAGCAAGTCGTTTGCCCTTGTGCTTTCAAGCGTTGTCGGGGCTTTGGTCGGGCTGTGCGTGTGTTTCTGTCTTGTATGGGACGTATGCACCAACGGCTATCTGAAAACCGACCTCGACGCTTTGGGGCTGTTCATGCTTTGCATAGGCGGTTTCATGGCAGGAGGCGGAATAAACAAGGCTTTGAGCGAAAGAAAAAGAGATAATGTTAAACCAATAAACAAAGAGGAGGTTTCAAAATGAAAGAGAAAATCTTGAACT